GATCCCAACGGCGCATCATTGGAGGTAGCACGTGGCGCGGATTTCCAAGGAACAGCGACTAGCTGACATCCATTCCGAAGCCATGACGCAATTCGACCGCATCCAGAGCGCGTTGCGGCAAGAACGCTTGCAATGCCTTGATGATCGGCGGTTTTATTCCATTGCCGGCGCCCAGTGGGAAGGCCCGCTTGGCGCGCAATTCGAAAACAAGCCACGCTTTGAGGTGAATAAGGTTCACCTGGCCGTATTGCGGATCATCAGCGAGTATCGCAACAACCGCATTAGCGCCGCATTTGTCAGTAAGGACGGCACCGAATATGACAAGTTGGCCGATACTTGCGCCGATCTATTCCGGGCCGATGAACAGGACAGCGGTGCAACGGAAGCCTATGACACTGCTTTCGAGGAAGCGGTAGGCGGCGGGTTTGGCGCCTTCCGGTTGCATACGGAATATGAGAACGAGGAAGACGAAGACGACGAGAAGCAACGCATCCGCATCGCGCCGATCTTCGATGCTGACAGCTCCGTGTTCTTTGACCTGGACGCCAAGCGTCAGGATAAGTCGGACGCCAAGCATTGCTTCGTGATCACCAGCCAAAGCCGCGCGGCCTATATGGAAGAATGGGGCGATGACCCGGCAAGCTGGCCAAAGGACATCAAGCGCAGCGAGTTCGATTGGCTGACGCCGGACGTGGTTTATGTGGCAGAATACTACCGCCGCGAAATGGAGACCCAAACCATCCGCGTGTTTCGGCACCTGGACAGCAGCGAGGTTAAGCATCCCGATGCGGATTTTGAGGAAGACGAAGAGCTAGAGGCCACGCTTGAAGCGTTTGGCGCCCGCGAAGTCCGGCAGAAGAAGGTCAAACGGCGCCGGGTGCGGAAATACATCTTGAACGGTAACGCGGTGCTTGAGGATTGCGGCTTGATTGCTGGCAAGAATATCCCGATTGTGCCGGTTTATGGCAAGCGGTGGTTTGTGGATAACGTCGAGCGGTGCATGGGGGCGGTGCGCCTGGCCAAAGACCCGCAACGGCTGAAAAACATGCAAGTCTCGAAGCTTGGCGAGATCGCGGCCATGTCTGGGGTTGAAAAGCCCATCCTGTTCCCTGAGCAAGTTGCCGGCCATCAAGAGCGATGGGCAGAGGACAACATCAAGAATTACCCCTATCAGCTTATCAATCCGGTGACTGACGCAACGGGGCAGTTACAGAACCTTCCGCCCGTGGCCTATACCAGGGCGCCGCAGATACCGCCTGCCTTGGCTGGCATTTTGCAGATTACCGAATTGGACATCAAGGAAATTCTGGGCAACCAGAACGAAGGCGCCAAGATGGTGTCGAACATCTCCGGCAAGGCCGTTGAGATGATCCAACAGCGCCTTGACATGCCATCCTTCATTTACATGTCCAACTTTGCCAAGGCGGTCAAGCGCGCGGGCGAAATTTGGCTTGGCATGGCCAAAGAGGTCTATGTCGAAGAAGGCCGCACCATGAAGGGCGTGGGCGAGCAAGAAGAGGTCACGTCAATTGAATTGATGCGTCCCATGATGCGCGACGGGAAGCAAGAGACTGACAACGACTTGTCTGAGGCTGATTTCGACGTTTCGGTAACGGTTGGCCCGACTTCCGACAGCCGGCGCGCTGCCACGGTGCGGGCGATTACCGGGATGCTGGCGATTACCAGTGATCCCGAGACCGCCAAAGTATTGCAGGCCATGGCCATGATGAACATGGAAGGCGAGGGAATTTCCGATGTGCGGGAATATTTCCGCAAGCAGCTTGTCCGCCTTGGGGTGCTGAAGCCGACTGAGGAAGAAGCGCAGGAAATGCAGGCCATGCAAGCCCAGGCGCAGCAACCGACGCCAGAGCAACAGTATCTGCTAACCCAGGCGCAGAAAACGCTTGCCGAGGTGGAGAAGATTAAGGCGGACGCCATGAAGGTAATGTCTGAAATCAATCCCGCCGCGCAAGAGCAAGAGCGCCAGTTTGACGCCTTCATGATGGAAACGAAGGCCGCGATTGAGGCTATGCGACTGGAGATTGCCCGCACCAATGCGGACGCGGCAGAGGCAAAGGCCATGCTTGCCGTGCCATCGGCATTTGGGGTGCAACAGTGAAATCGCCCGCCTGGACCCGCAAGGCTGGGAAGAACGCCAGCGGTGGGCTGAATGAGGCCGGGCGCCGATCCTATGAGAAGGCTAATCCTGGTTCTGACCTGAAGGAGCCCGTGAAGGCCGGCGATAACCCGCGCCGCGCGTCTTTTCTGGCGCGCATGGGCAACATGCCGGGGCCGGAGCGTGACGCCAAAGGCCAGCCCACGCGGCTGCTGAAAAGCCTGCAAGCCTGGGGCGCATCCAGCAAGGCGGACGCCAAGGCTAAGGCCAAGGCTATCAGCAACAGGAACAAGGTCGATCGGAAGAAATAACGGCACCCGCCCTGCCGATGATGGGCGAGAAGAGGCGATAGCATGTCAGAAACGATTGAGCCGGAAACCCTGCCAGAAACGGCGGACGCCCCAGATTTGCCGGAAACCGAAACGCCAGAGGCTGAGGCGTCGCCGGATGATGCGCCGGAAGAGGAAGAGGGTGAGGTTTTCGTTACTTTTGGCGATGAAGCCCCGCCCCCGGAGCCTGAGCCAACGCCGGACAGCAACCCGCTAAAGCTGCAACGCGAAAGGATCAAGGCGCTTGAGCGCGAAAAGCGGGAGCTGGAGGATAGGCTTCGCGCGAAAGAGGCGCCGATCCCCGAAACGCCGCTGGGGGCAAAGCCCAAGCTTGAAGATTACGACTATGATGCTGACAAGTTTGAGCTTGCCTATGATGATTGGGTAGAACGCAAGCGCCAAGCCGACGAAAAGGCTGCCAAGGCCAATGCCGAGGCCCGCGCCAGGGAGGAGGCTTGGCAAGCCAAACTAACCGATTACGGGCAGGCGAAGGCGAAGCTGAAGGTGCCGGACTATGAAGAGGCCGAGGAACGCATTCAGCAGCTTTTCGACGTGACGCAACAGGGCGTGATGATCGCCGGCGCCGATAACCCGGCCTTGCTGGTTTACGCCTTGGGCAAGCATCCCGCCAAGGCAAAGGAATTGGCAGCCATCAAAGACCCGGTGAAGTTTGCCTTTGCCGTGGCCAAACTGGAAACCCAAATGAAAACCACGTCCCGCCCCCGCGCCGCCCCGCCCCCGCCAGAAACGCCACTCCAAAGCACGGCGCCAAGCCGTAGCGCGACGAACGCTACACTGGAAAGGCTGGAGGAAGAGGCGCTCCGCACTGGCAACCGGACCAAGGTGGCAGCTTACAGGCGCCAATTGGCGACGCAAGGCAGAAAATAATTGACAAGGCGGCGGCTTGGGGCGTAAATGGCCACAAGTCGCCGTTTATCGGCGCAGCCGCCGCATGGCTTCACATGCGAGATAGACCGGACGCCGCATGGCCCTACATGCGAGACATGGCAGCAATCCCATATCTCAAATGAGGTCCATACCCTATGGCAAACAGCTTTTCAAAGGAAGAGCGCGTAGCTTTCGATGAGCTACTGGCCGGCTTCCAAGATGCTTTGGTGCTTTCGAGCAATGTCAGCATCTACAACACCGATCAAGCTATGATGGAGCGCACCAACGACACCATCTGGCGCCCGCAGCCCTACATCGCTGTGTCCTATCAGGGCACCGATATGAGCGCGAATTTCGACGATTACACCCAGCTTGCCGTGCCAGCGCAGATCAATCGCACCCATGGCGTACCGTGGGTGATGACCGCGAAAGAATTGCGTGATCCGCAGCAAGAGGGCCGGCTTTACGATGCGGCCAAGCAACGCTTGGCTTCTGACATCAACTTGGCGGTGATGAACGTCGCAGCGTTCCAGGGCACGCTTTTCGTAAAGCGCGCTTCCGCTGCTTCCGGCTTTGATGATTTGGCGCAATGCGACGCCATCATGAACGAGCAAGGGGTGATGGATAGCGACCGCTACATGGCGCTTTCCAGCCGCGACTATAATGGGATGGCAAGCAACCTTGCGGTGGCGAGCCGTTCTTTTGGCAACAATATCTCTGACCCGGCTTTGCGCCGTGCCTATGTTGGCCCGCTGGCCAGCTTTGAGACCTACAAGCTGGATTACGCGGTTCGCAAGGCGGCTGCGGCTGGTGGCGCTGGCATCACGGTGGATACCCGCGCATCTGCCCTTAACTATTGGGTGCCGCGCGCTACCAGCGTTGCGGTGACAGGCGAAGTGTCTAATGTGGATAACCGCCGGCAAGTGATCACGGTGAGCGCCACGGCCAACGTCGCGCCGGGTGATGCGTTCACCATCGCCAACTGTGAGGCGCTGCATCACATCACGAAGGGCAGCACGGGCAGCCTGAAGACCTTCCGCGTGATTTCGGTTCCTTCCGCTACTACGCTGGAAATCAGCCCGCCGATCATCAGCAACCAGGGCGGTTCGGATGCTGAGGCGCAGTATCAAAATGTCGCGTTCACCTCGACCGCTTCCAACGCGGCAATCGTGTTCCTGAATACTGCCGCAAACTTTATGAACCCCTTCTGGCACAAGGACAGCATCGAGATTCTGCCGGGCCGTTATGCTGTGCCGAGCGATGCTGGCCTAGCCGTCATGCGCGGCTCTACCGATCAAGGCATTGAGCTTGTCATGTCGAAGCAGGCTGACGTGAAAACGCTTAAAACCCTGTATCGTGTGGATACCGTGTTTGGCGTGGTGAATAAGCAGCCGCAAATGAGCGGCATCATGATGTTTTCGCAGCCGTAAGGAGTTATCGAAATGGCATCTTTTTTCGTTCTTCCCTTCGGCAACAGCGGCGATATCACTATCCCCGCCGGCGAAAGCCTTGCCGTTGCGTGTCAGGGCCAAGCGC